GGCGTGTCGGTGGGGGAGATTGAATAGATCACATCGGACAAATCTTCGCGTTGACCGATGGAGGTATAGGTTTGGTAGGTTGCCATGATTGAATCCTTAAATTAAACGAACCGTTCAAACGCATTTGCGGCATCTCGGATTTTTCCGGACTTACGCAATTGCGCCACTGCTTTTTTGTGCTGTTCTTGATTGTCTCTTGGCGCAGATACTCCGCTTTTCATCATTCGGGGGGCTTCTTGTACCTTCTTAGATACTTCCGGCTTGCCCTTTTGCAAAGAGGAATACTTCATACCGTGATACAAACTCAATACAGCACGAGAATCATAGACATTGGCTAACTCTTGGTCAGTCCACCCTATCGACTTGGCGTAGTCCCGAATATCCTTGCGGATTTGGTCGCCAGCCTTTGGGTCTGCGTATCCGGGTATAGAACTAGAAAGTTTTTGGCTTTCTTGAGCAATATGGCTTTGAAGTTTCTCAGAGTGTTCCGCTTGTTGCTGTTGAGCAATGCGTTGTTGTTCTGCCTTCAAGACCGCAAGTTGTTCCTTGCGTTGCTGCTGTTCTGCTACCTTAACCGCATACCCGATTGGGTCGCTTTCCTTAAGAGCATCCAAATTCTCGCCCTTCGTTTGCTGACTTAGGAATTGTTCCATCATCTGCAAGCGTTGAGCATACTGATCTCTTACCTTGTTTGCTTCGTCAATCTTCGACCGTTCTGCTTCCACAGCGCGGCGTTGTTCACTAAGCGTTTGGGTTTTCTTTGTGTAGTCGGCCCCAAGTTGATAGCCCTCAATAAGTTGATCGAGAGTTACTTCGCGTTCTTCTCCAGCCGCTTTGACTCGAAAAGTGCTTGTGCGCTCTGTTTCACCTTCTTCAGAATCCACCAACTCGGAATCAACGCCATCATCATTCTCTGAATCTGCACTCTGTTCGACTTGGCCTTCGGCGTTCGGTTCAGAGTCCATTAACCCAAAGAATGCAGAAGCAGCTTGTTCCACATTCAGCGATTCACTTCCTTGCGGAGCCGTGTTATCACTCATTTCTAACCCATTTTGTCAGCACTTACCGAGTGCCACGGTGTAATCAACGATTACAAAATCTTCCACCGCTTCTTCACAATTAGCCCCGTAGATGCGATTGATTCAAAGTGGCCTTTAATTGATTGTAAAGCATGAATTTTTAAATATGCAAGTTCTCGCGCTTCAATATCTTCCGGCGCAGAGTTAACTATATTCAGCAATTCAGATTGCTTTAATGCTTCCATTTCTTCTAAGAAGAACTCATCGGATAGCAGATTTTTGGCAAGTTCAAACTTTTCCATTTTGGATACTCGATATGAAGTCTGACATTGATACTTGCGGGGTATTGGCGAATTGGTTGCCTTGCAGTCCAGCCCATTGTGTGCCACCTAACAGATTGTCAGTGGTAAACAGTGAGTTTATGTCTATTGGGGCTTGCCATGTCTTTGTGTACTCGGGTCGTGCCCATCCGGATATGTCGCTCGGAGTGAATGGGAAACCGCTTTGCGGTGTTTCTGCATCACTGCCGCTAGATATTGCATCCCTTACTACATCACTCACTCTGCTTGCGCCGTAAATACCCAACCCAAGTTTGATTAACCCCTCAATTTGAGACCTTGTGAGTGGGCTAGAAGGTGTTTCTACCGGCCCCTCATATAGCGTGTCGGTAGCTTCCGTGTAATCAATCGGCGTACCATCTTTGTCTACCGTGAGAGTGCTTCCATCATCGTAGGTGTAGGTTTTATTTGTCGTTACCGGCGCACCAGTATTGATGTATGAAGTTGGGTCGCCAAGCGTCACATTACCCGTTGGCGTGAGTCCACCTTCTCCCACTACTCCACCAGTCAAATTGCCGGTTAGTCCTTGACCACCACCCATAATGTCTAAATTAGGGCTTGTTGGCGTAGTCAAACCCTCACCACCCGTTAAGACATTTAATGTGTAATCAATGGGTTCTGTGCCCGTTACCATTGTGTTTGGCAATGTTGCACTAATGCCCTCAGTCGTACCGCCAAGCGTGTACCCACCCGTTAGATTGCTTAGTGCCGCATCTATTTGATCTGGTGTTAGATTTGGTAGCGTTGTCTCAACTAGATTCGGATTTGTCTCCGGATATGCAGCTATTGTGTCTGCGCTAGTTGGTGCAGGGCCAGCATCCAAATAGTCGGGAATGGGAAGATTCTCAAGATACTTCTCGGCTTGTGCTTGAGAGATTGCATTCGCTGTGCCTTGAATGCCCGTTTGCACAAGCGCAGTCTTTGCAGCAGTCTCGGGGTCTTTACCCGAAATCATGTTAGCCGCTGTGCTTGAGACAAAGTTCTTCACCGCGCCGGGGTCAGCCACCAAATAGTCGCCAACTTGTCCACCAGCAAAACCCACCAATCCACCGACTACAGCACCCTTTAAAGCATCCTCCGCTGATTTGCCTTGTGCAACTTGTAGGGCAGCGTTAGCCACACCCGTACCAATTGCCGTTGCCACAGCCGCAGATGTAGCCGCCGGAATCAAACCCGCCGCTATCATTTGTTGACCAATAGCAGAGCCAACCCCCGGCGCAGCCACACTTAAAGCAATTGCCGCCAATAACGGTGCGTTTTGAGATAGGCTTAAATCTTTATCTAGTTGTACGGCAGCTTGATTAACAACTTGCTCAACAGGTTGAAATACATTTGTAACGGCATTGCTAATAGCCCCAAAAAGACCACCTCCACCACTTTGAACTGTAGGCGCATCAAAACCAACACCGCCTAAGTATGGTCTCGTTTCTCCATCTTTAGATACTGTGTTATTTACTGGGTTATAGATATAAAGAGTTTTTGCCATATCAATTCCCAAATATTATTTGCATGATTACCCCGGAATCTCAATGTTAGAGGTAATTCCTGCTCCGACCTTCATTGCTTTCAATTGGGCCTCTGCTTCAAACTCTTGCTTTCTGAATACCATCTCAGCTTGGAACTTGTCTCGCTGTAACTGAATATCAGCCGCCGCTTTCTCCCTTGCCAACTGAATATCAGCAGCAGCTTTTTCCCTTGCAACCTCAATATCCGCTTGAGCCTTTGCCATTGCCGCTTGTGCTTCCGGAGTCATCTGCGGGGCTTGCTGTTGCGGAGGTGCGCTCAATTGCTGATCGAGTTCCGGAGGAATAGCTTTATAGAACTCAGCACTGTCTTTGAACCCTGCAGCTTCCACCATCCGACCGAGCGTGTTGCGGTACTGTCCCATGCTGACCAATGGGTTAGATGGCCCCATCTGTCCCAATACTTGCTCTTGTTTCTGCAAGACCATTTGAAGCATCGCCATCTGTTCTTGACGGTTGCCAGCACCGAGACCTACATTTATGTCCACATCGTACTGATTAGTCCACTCTCGCGGGTCAAAGGACACATACGAGCCTCTCATCCGCACAATGCGGGGCTTGTCTTGATACTTGCAGAGCAGATGCAGAATACCTTTAAACAGAGATTTAACACCCGTCTCCGCAAAGATTCGTGCGATCAGTTCGACCTTACCCGCACCAGCCGCTTGCATAGATGCCACAGCAGCAGCAGTAACATTCTGCAAAATAGCGGGGTCTAACCCTTGTGAAGCGTCTGTCACTCCGGTGCGCTTTTGGGCCACAGAGTCAAGATATTGCAACATCGGGAAGGCTTGTCCAGCAACCGGAGGCACATTCAATGGTTGCACTGCGCCTTGAGATTTAATCCGCACCACTCCACCCGCAGTGGCAGTTAGCAAATCATCTAAGTTCACTTGACCATCTACAGCAGTCACCCGCGCATTGTTTGTCAAATAGAGGTTGTCCAAAATCTGACGGGTGATAGTGGTCTTTTGTAGCTGAATGTCTGTAGTCCGGTCAGCCATCGACTGACCGAAAAACTTGTGCGGGATTGGAATCGGGCAGATCGAGTGGAATGGCACATAGTCGCATTCTTCGTCTGACAGTATTTCGTTGCCAGCATAGAACACTTGGCGCAGTTCAGCGATACCGTCCCCGTCCATGTCTGCCCGTAGGTAACACTCGAACACTTCCACACTCTGCATCGAGTCATCCATGCTTGTGGAGTCATCCGGTTGCTCACCATTGGAGAACCGAACAAGTCGCTCCGGCGTGTAGGTCAGTGAGTCGCTAGAAGGAATACCGTCCACAATGTCAGCATCAAAGCCCATTGCGATCAAGTCGCTACGGGTCATCAGCTTACGGTGTGCAACAAAAGGCGAACCCTCAATTCTCCGAGCCTTCTTAGAGATTAGGAATTCTTCGGGCGGTACATTCTCGACCACCACACGCCCCGTCTTTTGTTTCTTTGAGACGGTCACAGCATGAATCTTGACCTTCATCGGCCCCATTGGGGTGATCTGATCGAATTCTTGTGTGTCTTGCTCAACGATCTCCATCGTGCCATCGCTCATCAGCATGGCAAGTTCGTCCTCAGTTAGATCGCGGTACTTCTCTTTGATGACATCTTCTTTATCTTCCCAATAGGCTTTAACGACCCCGACCTTTTGGAGAAGTGCATCTTTGAACCAATCGTGAAGAATAATCACGCCTTCGTTGTCACGATTGAATACCCAATTCACATACTCGGTGGCTTGTTTGGCAGCTTGCTCATCGTTTGGCCCACGGGGTTCAAACCTCACGACCTCATCGCTTGCCGTGAAGATTCGCACCAAAGACGGGAGAGAACCGTCTACGGCCTCTGCCACTTCACCCGTGACAATCTGAGACTTGCCTTCCACCTCATTGCCGTAAGGTTGACGCAAATAGCTTTGCAGTGCTTCCCTACGCTGTTCAGTGGTTTCGGTCTCCAAATAGCCGAGACTGTTGGAAATCTCCGCATCGATGATTGATTTGAGTTTGTTTTTGTCCATCACACAATCCATTTCACATTTTGAGTGGGCATCTTTGACCAGCCGGTAGTTTCGTTTAGACCGATTGCCAAGTAGCGGAAAGCATCAGCACTATGGCTACTCCAATCATGAAGTGGTCGGTCGTAAAAGATTTTCCGCTTTTCATCGTAATCCCTTCGGTAGTTTCGGAGTGCGTCTAGTCCTTGCTTGACCTTTGGCACATTGAACCAGCATCGCGGGAGAAGCCTTCGTACCGCTTGGATGCCATCATCGACCCCCATGCGTGGGGCAACCCGAATGTTCAATCCAGCATCGGTTAAAACCTCTAGTCGGCTTTTCCCCGTCCCGAGTTCCCGCACTTGTACATCGTGAGGTAGGATTTGCTCGGCTTTGTCCCATCCATTATGCCTTAACCAATTTACATAGCTGTCAAGTCCGACCCCGTTATTCTCGTAAAAGTCCATCAGCCGGATTTCTGAGCCAGCTATTTGAGCCACCCAAATCACCGTAGAGTCACCCATTCCCAAGTCCCATGCACACACTGTCTTACAAAGGTCATCGCGGGGAATCTCTTGAATGTGGTTCTTTTCGTCCAAATCGTTGAGCAACTGCCCGTAGTAACTGCCCTCTACCGCAGCGGTAAATGAACACTCAAACTCTTGAAGGTACTTATCGTCCCCCATTTCTATCCGAGCCGCCTTTAGTTCTGTGACGGTCAAGACCTCTGTTTGTGAGGCTTTGAACTCCAATAGCCCCCACCCGTCCTCAGTTTCTGCCCGATCTCGTAGGTCTTTAAAGTGATTGTGGCCCTTTGGCGTTCCGATAAAGCAACACCACCCGAGTCTGTCAGCCAATGACGGGCGAATAATGTCTGTCCATATCTTTGGGTTTTGGTCGCCAATCTCGTCAAGAATCACCCCATCGAAATATTGGCCTCGCAGTGAGTCGGGGTTGTCTGAGCCATATAACTGAATCCGGCGGTTCCAAAAGTCCACCCGCAGTTCTGAAATGTTCTCAGTTCCCCCGAGAGGTCTTGCATACTTCGTGAGGTAGTCCCATGCCACCCGTTTGGCTTGCCCGTATGTTGGGGCAATGTAAGCGTAGCGGGGTGCTTCCTTTTGGTTGCTCACCGCATCTTTAATCAAGTGGTTGATCGCGCTGACCGTCTTTCCCATGCGCCGATGGGCCACCACCACCCCGAACCGTTTAGCGTCTAGCAGAGTGTGAATCTGCAATTGCTCTTTTCTCGGGCTATATGGGATTACGATGGATTGTTCGGTTGCGCCCATGTGACTTTCATTTCAATGGGATTGTTCGCGTCTCCGGCGTGTTCTGTCCTTGCCAGCTTGGGAATGTGATACTCCACGACACTTTGGAATAACTCAAATGCCTTTGCGGGGTTTGGCTTTATATCATGCTCGGGGTCGCCCTCTGCTACCTTGTCGAGCCAAATAGAGAGCCTCCATGCGTTTCCATCTACAAAGGTAGCTATGGCTTGTCTTGCCTCCGATGTGGCCTTGTTGGGCGTTCCAGCGGCCCTACCGCCCATTCTCCCGCCACTCATATAGCACCCTTGCTATCTTTGGCTACTATAGTTAGCATTGTTTTCTTTTGCATTACCAATTCCTTTAGGTCTGTTGGTATTACTTAGTATATAACAGACTCAATTCCTCATCTAGTTTTCGGCGTGTCTCGGGGTCTGCCAATAGGCTTGCGGGTAGAAGTCCAGCAAGAATGTCGGATTCGTTCCGGCGCATTGGGTCAAATGCTGCGTTTGTTGATCTGATCTGTGATGGGTCAAAGACTACCCCAACATCAACTAACTTTGCTGGGCCACCGCCGGGGTCAAATGTGTTCTTCAAGATCAAAGCATCATGTCCACCACCTAATGCTTGATCTATTAAATCTGAATAGGTTTGCTCTCTGTATGCCTTGCCTTCAAAATCGTAAACCATTGGGTTTTTGTACCGCAATGCTACGGGCATCACATTGCCGCCCTCTTGAGTCTTTTCAAGCACTGCTCTTTCGTTTTTAATGCTTTGGAAATCGTCTATTGTTTTGATTGCTTTTGCAGCTTCTTTTTCACCAACCAAATCGACAATCTCTTTTTTAAGATTATCAAACTGCTTATTATCATATTTGTTATACCACCCGTAGGGCATTAGTTCTTTGTATTTTTTATCTAACAGTTCGGCTTGTGCTTGCGGATGTTGCAAACTGTAAAATGTTTCATTAACTTTTTCTGTCATTGTGTCTCTAGCATCGCCATACTTAGCAACCATAGACTGTGCGTAGTTCATTCTGTTTATTTCAGAATCTTCCGCTATTTGCATTTGCTTTTCGTATTCGTCCCAATCTCCGCGCTTTTCAGCCGACTTAGCTTTTCTCATAGCCTCTCGGTATTCTCTTGAGCCGCCAATCTGAGCATATCCCGATGCAGTTTCAGCCCCATGCCCCGCCATTGTCGCTGACTGTGCTATTTCTTCCGGAGTTAAACCGCCTTGTTGGAGAAATTGCAATATATCTTTATCTTTAACATCATTTACCATTGATGATGGTGGGTTTTGTGGGTCACGGGCAAAGAAAAAACCTTTTTTGGCACTTGCTGCACCCGTTGCCTCACCGAGCAAACTTGGGTTAAAACTCTTTATGTCACCAGTTGAGCCGTGATACCACCCATGCTCATAGCCTTGTTGCAATGATCTCGGATAGGCTTCGACTGATTGCCCAATGTTTTCAGCGTTTCTTTGTGCCGCCTCAATTGAGGCTTGTTGAGGATATGGTGTTTTTACATTGCGAACATTTGGTTCCACAGCAAACATCGCGGACTTTGGTTCTGCCAACATACTCGGGAGCATTGATCTGCCCGTAGTCAATCGATCTGCCATTTCTTGCCCAACCATCCGAGCCGTACCCCTTGCCGCCCGTCCAGCAACCGGAGCCATTGGAGCCACCGCCATAGCTGCATCTAAGACTTCGGGTTTGACCCGTGTTGTGCCGCCAATGCCACCCGCGCCCGTAGTTAGTGGTTCGCCATAGGACAACAGATTCATTGTCTTTGACACTTCCGGAACCATCAAAAACTTCATCAACCCTTGCATTTGTTGCGTTTGGGTTGGTGAGTACAGCTTTTCTAGTTCGTCAGCCAATAGCCCATAAATAGGGTTTCTCGGGGTGGGGCGTATGTAGTCCATGCTGTCACCACTTTACTTTGTTGGCCCAATATGCCGCACTCATCTTCCCCTTTTCGATGTTCTCAGCGTGTCGGGCTTTGAATGCTTCGTTTCTCTTTGTGCCGTCCGGAGAGCCTTTTACCCCTTGTTGACCAAAGCGAATCAGCTTCACTTCGTCCCCACTCTTTGCCAGCACCGCATGACTCTTAGTAGGGTGTGATGGGGTCTTCTTTGGGGCGTTGTACCCCGCAAAAGATTCTTTGCCGCGTTTAATCATTTCTTTGCGGTTTTAGCAGCGGCCTTGAATGCAGCCGCAGTGGGCGCACCCTTACTACCGACTTTTCTCATGCGCTCGGGCTTTACACCCGCAGCCTTTTGAGCCTTGATGCGGTCTTGTTTGGCATTGATGTTTGCGTACAAGCCCTTCATTTTTTGGCCTTGTTGGTTGCGGTGCGCTTACCCCTCATTGGGAGATTGGCCTCACTCATTGCAATCGCAATGGCTTGCTTTGGGTTCTTTACGACTTTGCCGCCCTTACCGCTGTGCAAGTCACCGCGCTTGTATTCGCCCATGACTTTGCCGATCTTCTTTTGCATTGCGTCTGAGACTTTCATCATTCTGATTCTCCTTCGCTGTCATCAGTAATGGGGCCACCAACAATCCATGCCGAGCAAGTGCGCTTTGATGCACATTTGAAATGGAACACTTCACAGTAGCCCAAATCACCCGCTTCGATCACATCCCATGCGTCTGAATCCTCACCCATTCCCTTGTCGATGCAGTCCAGCATCTCAGTGGTCTGAATGAATGCCGCGCAGTTACCGCAAGTTGATTTCTTTGCTTGAGAGGCCGAAAGTCGCCAACCCTCACCGAGTTTGCGCCAATAGTCGTTGTTTGGTTCGTTAGGGTTCATTGGCCCATACATCGCCTTGTCAATCGCTTTTTGGCGACACTTCAAGTTCTCAGCAACATCTTGAGTGGCAACGGGGCATGAATCGCCCTCATCGTCCATTGCTTTGCTTTGTTTGATCTCGATGCTGATTTCAGCAGCAGGGGCAAGAAGTCCGGTCATATAAACCTTTTAAAAAAGAGGGGCCGAAGCCCCGGCCTCAGACTGTTCACTTGTGGGAGGAAAGACCACCAGCATCGGTTAATCATATTCTAATGGAATTCCTATGTCTCGGGGCCACAAATCCAACATTGTCATTGTAAAGACCGTTTTCTTGTGGGCCTCAATCCATAAGCGTTTTCTCTCATCTTTTGAGAGATGTTTTCCTTGATCTAGTTCTTGATGGCAGTCTTGACAGAGTGCGGCAGTGTAAATATCGCTTGCCTTTATACCTCTGCCCTTGCCATGCTCCGACCAATTGGAGTGTGCCGCTTGTACTGACCCGTCCCGTCCACAGTGCTGACAAAGCAAAGATGCCACATTCTTGAGGTGGGTCTTGCTCCGGTAATAGGTGTACTTGGGGAACATCAACATATATGTGTCCTTGTTGGTGTCCCCATAAGGCAGGGTCGGTAGCAACTGAACGGAAGCACCACGGAGCCAAACCGTTTACACCAACACCTTTATGCTACCTCAAATCCTTTTGAGAAACTTACTCCAAAGAAATCCACCGCAAACCTTTGCACAGAACTGCAAAGCCACAATCTCCAACATCAAACCACCAAAAGCAATGGTAGGGAATGTCACCGAGTCCACCGCCGCACCAGCAACATTAGACCCATTTGATCGAATTGCCCATGATTTGTATCTCAAATAATGATAAGCAATGGTGTCAACAATCATTGAAAGAGCAAAAGCCACAAATGATGCCAAAGCAATCGACCCAGCTGCCGGATTGAGCAAATAGGAAATTACGCTAGCTACAGCAATTAAACCACCCATCTTTATGATAAGTCTGTCGTTTTCCCATTGTTCATGTAGTTTGTCTCGCAATGACAAATCCAATCCAATGAGAACAAAGGCGTTTATAGGACTAAACCACGGCCCGAGCCATGCCACCAGCAGATTGGCTACGACAAGTGCAGAAATGTAAATTGCGGGGTAAATCAAATCAAAATCTCCTGTAACGGTTTTGCTTCCCAAAGGGTTGGGGGGTTGGTGGAATCTATCCTCTTTGCCATGCAGCCAGCACACTCCATTTTTCCGGAATGATTGACAGCTACATTTGTTGAATCAGCACTAGCCAAAGGCCACGGGCCAGCAGATAGACCCAACATCCTTAATCCATGCACCCAAGGCAATTGCCGCCCAAAGGTGTTTGTCATGGCGTTAAATGCTTCGTCCATCTTTCCGCACCATTTGGTAGTCCCAATCTGCCAATACTCGCCAGCTGACCCAAAGCAGACCCGTCCCCATGTGTCGCACAGTTCCAATAAATAGGATATTGGCAAGCCCAAATGCCAAACGGGAATGCCAAACTCTTTGCGGAAGGGCCATGTTTTGACCATTTCCCTCTGTTGTTCAACAGTCCCATCAATAACATCCGGCACTACAGCCCAATGTGGATGCACCAGCAAAGGTTCCACCCATTTATAAAATCCATTGATATCAAAGGGCAATCCGCGAGTTTTGGCACTAAATGCCCCGTTATCCAACATTAGAGACTGTCCCAAACGCAAACACCTTTGCAAGTCATCCGGTCGTGCATAGGAAACACAGAAATGCTTGCCGCCCATTGTCTCTATGGCCTTCATAGGGGTTATGGGTGTTCCATGATAGTGAATCATAGATCAACCCCCTTATTTGCTGACCATGCGAGTAACCATTCAATGAACTCTGAGCCATCCTCAATAGTGAACTTGTGAGACTGCAACCCCAATTGAACCACCCTTTCGCCATCAAGTGAAGGGGCTACCTTTCCGATCTTGCGATTAGTCTCGTGTGCCCATTGGTCTATTAATAATCGTTTCCAATCGTCCGCAGTCCATTTTGAACCCGCGCCCTTCATCGCAATATATATTTTATGGATGATGCCGTGAAACATATCGTTTTGTTCTGCGCTTCTACGCGATTGTTTTATTTCAATCCGCAGTTTCTGCCCTGCCATCAATGTGGCTTTGATTTGAGGCCACAAGTCTTTTAATACTGCGTGTCCTTGTTGGGGGTTATATAAAGTGTAGTTCATATTTCTTTCACCATAATATCTATTCCTTCTTTTGAAGAATAAACCTTTGTCAAGTGCAAATCCACCACTTGTTTGTCATCAAGATACACGATGCCGTTCATGCCATCAAGTACAGCCTTCACTATGTTGTCAATGTCGGGCTTTTTGGTCGGTCGTTCAAGTCCTTCAATACAAGCCTTTTGGCGCGTTTTTGAGTAGGATGGCGGTATGGGTATTCCGATGTGAAGATAAGCCGCTACAGCCCCGATTAGAGGGCTTGTAGACCCCATCGCTTGTTTGGCATAGGTCTGTATCGACTTCTCGTAGGTCAAAGTCTTTGCATCTGTGTAAGTTTTTACAAAGGTTCCTTGTCGCGCAAAGCGGGGTCTGCCTTTGCCGGAGACTTGTGGGACAGTGAAAAATATTTGAATCATTTTAATTGTGTTGCGTTGCTCATGTCGATATAAGCGTTAGACCGGATTATCTGACCACCGTTTATATTTTTCTGTGTTGCTGTTTGGAAAATGGTTATCTCCGGCACATAACCAATTTGATTTGATATTTGTTGAACAAGCAAAATCTCAGATTGGTTTAAATATAAAAATCCGGTGAACGGGACACATAATGCTTTTGCAATTTGCTTTCCCTTTTCGAGTTTGTCAAATGTCACCAACCATTGATAATTAAATCTTCCGATAAATTCCTCAATGGTCAAGTCTCTGCATTTGGTTTCGACCACCCGCATGATTTGATTTTGTTTAATCAATATC